CCATATCTTCCAACAGGAGTAAATTGTCCTGGTGAAAGAATTACTCCTCTAATACTCTTAGGCCATCCAGGCAAAGAAACTCTATTATAAATTGCCTGAGCGACATCAGCAGCTCCTTGATATCCATCTTTAGGTTTTCCATTTTCAAAAAGTGCAGCAGTAGTCAATAACCAAAAATCTGGACTATCTGAACTAACTTTTATATTTCCAGGTTCAATAGGAGGAGAATCGGGACCTGGACCTCCATCTCCATTTTGTCTAAGATTAAATTCATGATTTAAATTATTAAATATTTTAGTTGCTGAAGAATTTATTGCTATAGAGAGAGTAGATGCTATTTTGCTGCCAATTTTCTTACCAATATTATTCACTCCACCTTCATCAAGTTTTCTTGGTGCAGTAATAGATCCTCCTTCTGCTAATGTTAATGTTTTTGTAATTTGTCCAAATAGAGATGACAATTCTGCATTTATAGATGACTCGACTATTGACCCAAAAGCATTTCCGATTTGATTTGGTAAATCTTTATTTGGTTTTTGCCCTAAAGTCATATCAACTCCCGCACTAAACATTGTGGCGGGTAGTCCATTAAGTGGTTTCATTTGCTTCAAATCATTTGAAGTTTTTACTAAAGCTCTTAATGGACTTTTTTTACCTAATTCAATTTTACCGTAAATTTCTTCTATCTTTCGCTTTCCACCAATATCTTTACCAATAGATGTTTTTTGTGGTTCTATTTTTTTCGGTTTTTTTGGTGCGATTGTTATTGTTCTCTTCTTATTTCCTCCAGGTTTTACTTTTACTTTACCAATATTTCCACCTTTTGCTTTTGTTTGAGTTTTCTTATTATTTCCCGCTACCAAAGTATCATACAATGCCCCACCAACAATATCTCCAAGAATACCACCAAGTATTGTTCCAGCAATAGGAATAGGAATAAATGTTCCTAGTGCAGATCCAATAGTAGCACCTACTGCTTTTGCTGCTGCTCTTCCTGGTTTTTCTCCAGACCATAAAGCAAATAGGAAATTAACTAATCCACCAATAATTGGAATTCTACCTAAAGTTTTTCCAGCAATTTTAACTCCTACTTTACCAAAAGTTTTTGTTGCAAGTCTTGAAGGAAGTTTTCCTAAACCTCTGTTAAATATAGATCCACTTTTTGCTGTTTTTGCTGCTAATGAATCGGCACCTGGTCTAATAGAAACTCCTTTTTTAAATCCCCTTTCTACTGCTTTTTCAGCTTGCGTATAACTCTTACCATTATTTAAAGCATTTTCATATATCTTCCTTGCATTTGGTCCATATTTTCTTTGTATATCTCTAATTTTAGCATTCCTAACTTTATCTGCTGCTGTTGGTTTATTTCCCCCACTTCCACTATATGGTCCAGGTTTTCCTGGTTTTCCTGGTTTTTTTCCTGAATCGCCACCACCAATTCCAGATCCTGCCATTGCGGCAATCAAAGCAAGATTTAAAAAAGTATTAAAGTGCTTTGAAAAATCATCAAATACTTTTTGTGCGCTTTCACCACCAATTTGTTTTGTTAAATCTCTAACTTTATCATATGCAATGTATCCCCATTCAATAAAATCAACTACACCTTTCAAAATATTTCCAGCAAAATTTGCTATAAAATTGACAACTGGAAGTATTATTTTAGAAAATTCAATTAACTTTGGAAATAAATCTGAAAAAAATCTTCCTAAAATCGTCCAAAATAAAAACTTTTTAATTCTATCGATAAAACTTAAATTGGGTAAAGATGCTATTCCAGATTCTACATTTTTATTAGTTGGTTTCTTTTCTAATTTTGATTCTCTTTTCTTCCTTGCTTCTTTTTCTTGACCTTTTCTTTTATTATCTTGTTCTTTCTTTTGAAAGATTGAACTTTTTAATAATACATCTTTTATTTTTAAAAATATATTTTTTATTCCTAAAAGTGAATCCGAAGATATTCCAGAAGATGATCCCCCTTTTAAATCTTCAGATGATGTTTTTGCATTCTTTTTTACACGAATATTACTTACAGGTATTAAAATCTTCTTGTTCTTCAATCTTGAAGAAAATGCTTTGGAAGAAGGTAGTAATTTTTTAGAATTTATAGTTGCCATATTATCCTATCCCCAAAGAATCTTTTATTTTTTGTCTAGTATCAATAGCACTTCTAGTCATATCTAAAACTTCAAAATCTGGAACATCACTTGAATGACTTCTTAAATTTTTTGGTTTGCTTTTTGTATTTAAAGGGATATGACGAACAATATCTGGAAGCGTAGTAACTCTTTGTCCAGGTGGAGTAGCACGACTTTGAGGACCCAGTTTTAATTGTTTAAGAGTATCACTATATGTTTTTTGTAAAACTTCTGGTGATTTTACTGGTTGATTATAATTACTCACTCCCTGAAGATTCGGGAAAGACGCCCACTCTGGAGCCATTAAATTCATATTTGATCTGGACATTCCACTTGTTCTGAGAGATTGTAATGTCACACCTCTCATTTTCATTAATCCCCATGCACCCTTATCTTGATTATCGGGAGTCATAAGGTCTGTTGGTTTCAAAACCTTCATATTCATAAGTTGCTGGAGAGTGCTAGGCATAAATTGATATGCACCAGCCGCAGCAGACATTACCCTTCCGCTACCATCTTTACCAAATCCTACTGTTCCGCCACCAAATCTTTTGGGAAGTCTATCTGTATTTTGCATACTGATAACTTCTTTAACTGTCATCTGACGAATTGGTGCCGATCCAAAACCAAATAATGTATCATATGAATTTTTGGATTTTGTAGTTCCTTCAGCAACTTTAATTGTTCTTAGTGCTGCTTGAACTTCTGGAAGTTTAAATTCTGGTAATGGTAATGATGGTTTTGGTGATGATGTGGAAGATGCAGGTCTAGATCCTGGAGTAATGCCTTTTAAGAAATTTCCAACGTTGGAAAATGCATTTTGAATTCCACCAATGATACCACCACCTTTGAAAGCTTGAATTTTTCCTCCACCTGCTGCTGTTTGTATTTTACTGGTATCTACAAATTTGGTTCCACTTGGAACATAAGATGCTGGATGAACTCCAGTATCTGCAGCGATTTGAGATTGCTGTTCCTTAGTTAATACAAGTTCCCCAGGTGCAACTGCAACGCCACCTCCAGCAATATTGGGAAGATATTGAGTATCTTGACCAGCACCAGATATTTTTGTTCCCGTATTTTTATCTACAATACCACTGAATATAGTAGATCCATTACTCGCACCTTGAATAAGTCCATATGGAGTTGTTGGACCCATATCTCCAACACCACCAACTCCTTGAACTCCCAATCCAGTTCCAGATTGTGCCCTTGCTTTATTTTCTGTTTGAACTCCTGCTGCCTTTCTTTGTCCAGTAATTTCATTTCCTAAAGCTGCTCCACCAGCCATTGCAGCAGGGAACCAGAACATTGGGTTTGAAACAACAGAAAGTAATCCCCCTGCTCCCTTTGGTCCCTTTGGAGTTTTATTTAATTTAATAATATTCCTAAGTTTAGGAATCAGTCCAAGAAGTTTAGGAATGAATCTGGCAACAACGCCAATAAAAGATCTTACAAATAATCCAAATGGAGTTGCAAATAGAACAAAAGCGGCAAGTAAAGTTGGCCACCAATCTTTTAAAAATCTACCTAATGCATCTACCTTTTTTTTATTTTTAGGATCCCCAAACCAATTTAATAGTTGTCCAACAAATCTCCCAAGTAAAGTGAAAGTTATAAATTTAATAATTCTATCGAGTATTCCTTGTACAGGAGTAAATATCTTTTTTACCGCACCAGAAAGTTTTTGTATAGAACTTTCTAACGCATTTTCTTTCTCCTCCCTTCCCTTCCTTTCTTTTGATTTTCTTTCGGACTCAGAACTCTTTACTGATTGTTTATATTGATTAGAAAGAATAGAAAAAATCTTTTTTAATGAATCAATAATATTAAGAGATGTTTTATTGGATGTATTATCAGTTTCTATTTTTGTATCTTCTTTTGGTTGTTTCTGTGGTATTACAGCAGTTCCAACTAAAAAGAATTTATCTTTAGATACTTTTACTGGTCCAGTAGTTCCAATATTTTCAGATTTTATTTTTCTTTTCTTTACTTTAAATCTTCCTACTTTCCCTCTTACTCTTTTATATTCTCCAAGCAATATTTCATCTTCTTCACTGGCAAGTTTTTTGCCTATCATTCTAGACTCAATCATTCTCGCTTTTAAGAGAGATTGATATGTGCCGTAATCTAAATCGAATACATCATCAATACCAAGAAGTCTTAGAATTCTTTCATCAATACTTTCATTTACAGAATCTGATTCTTTAACACCCTCGTATAAAGATAAAGCATTGGAAGATTTCTTAGGTGGAGGAGGAGTATTTCTCGATCCTGCCCCAACTGAAACTTTTTGTTGCTTGGGTTTCTTTACTGTTTCCTGATTTTGCTTTTCCTTCTGTCTTTCTTTTTGTAATAAAGTTAATCTTATTTCTATCTCTTCTTCGACATCTGCAATTACTTTCTTTACTCTAGTAAAGAATTTTATAACTTCTTTACAACCTTCCTCTAATTGCTTATAAAGTTCTGGATCGTGTTTAAAAGCAGGAAATTTCTTTGCTTGTTTGTAATCTTTTACAGATAATCCAATAAATCTTAAATGACTAAATGCAGTATCATACTTTCCTGAAACTAAAAGTCCATATTCACTAAGAAATTCTTTGTCCTCACCAAAAAATTTAACGAGACTGTCGCTTACATTCTTTGTTTTTTGATACGAAAATCCAGGAGGAACTATTTTCCATATCTCCTCCTGGATCTTTTCTTTTTTATAAGCAATCAGATCTTTTGAATCCATTTATCCGCCATTTTGTTGCTGCTTCATTTTCTCTTCTTCAAGGTGATTCTTGAGTAAAGTTACATAAATGTCTCTTTCCCAAGGCATCATATTTTCAATCTCCGTTAATGAATATTTATGATACTGCATTAAGGAAAAATTTAACTGATAATAATTTTCAAGGTCCATATGGACCATTGCTATACGAAAAAACTTGACAGACCCTCCAGGACGATCTCGCTTTCAACTTTTGTATTTGGATTTTTAATCTTAACAGTGTGAGAAAGTTTTGGCATTGTCTCAAAAAACTGCTCAATTTTTTTAAACTGAGCGGAATTCATTTGCTCAAGAAACTCTAAAAGTTCTTTCTTTGTAACATCTGCTGCTGCCCATACCTCTTCGTCCGTATAGATTTTATCAATACAAGATGCAACAAGATCAAATGATTGATCTACATTTGAATCATTTAAATCAAAATTACTCTTGATGAATTGATCTAATGATGGATACTTCATTTCCATCACAATACTTTCATCAACTTTAATCTTTCTTTCGTGATCTTCGTTTTTGATAACTTTAATATCATCAATATTAATCTTAGTCGGCACTACAGTTTCATCATCATCTGGGCAAATAAGATTAACTTCAATATCTTCCCCAACAGATTTACCTCTAATGTTAAGGAAGAGGTATTCAATATCGAATGTAGGAAGTGCTTCGACTTTAATATTTTTTGTCTTAATACAACTCTTGATTACCGTTTTGATTGCCGTTGTAATCTCTTTTGTATTCTCACTTTCTAATGCAAGAAGGAGAAGTTTTTCTTCTTTAACTAGAAACGGTCTGTATTGAATTGCTTCTCCAGTAGATGGAAGTTCCAACTCATATGTCGGTGTAGAAATTGTAGGTAAAGGCATAATGTCCTATAGAAATTTCAGTGTGATTATTTATCTGTTCTGTATGATTGTATCAATAACTTGTATTATCTGTCCATCTGGGGTCAGATAATCATATAATCTATCAGAATTATTAATATCTGTAGATCCAACAATTCTAGATCCTTCTGGAACATTAACTTGACCTGCTCTGCCTATACTAGAATATTCTGTAGGACTATTAGATATCATTCCTTGTTGTGTAGTAACAAAATATCTAGTGTATGTAAATGATACTGTACATTTTAATAAACTAGAAGATTCATATGATATTGGCATCGAATTTATAGAGATTGGATATGCCTGAAGAAACTGATATTGTAAATATCTTCCATTATAATCTCTTTCAAATTTTTTAATATATAGAGATTCTGATCTATAGTTTTTTGGATAATTCATTCTATAAGAATACTGTGCAGAGAGAACCCCACCAGAAACTTGTTCATTTGAAATATATGCCAACCAATTTTCAAAAAATTGAATTACTTTATAATCGTGATCAACATAAAATGTAAAATCTGCCCTATCATCATATAATCTTCTATACGCCAATCTTTCTGTTACACCAGTAAAATCGTTGTTTATCTCGTGAGTTACAAGTGATGATCCAGGTAATGATGCTTCTGAACAATGAATGCTTATTGTATCTGCATCATATGCGGATCCAGCTCCAGCAAGTTGTCTATTTTTTGCCCAGTCTCTAACTGGTCCTGGTGGATTAAAGTAACATTCAAAATGAGAAGTAAGTGCAGGATTAAGTAATTTAGACTTAATCTCCGACATACTTCTTGGTTTTGGTGCTGTTGCTGCCATCTATAAATATTAAATACTTATATATTATGTAGTCGCAAAATGGCAGAAAGTAGATATCATCAAGGTAGATTTAATCCAAGAAATCCAGAAAAATATAAAGGAGACTCAAAAAATATAATTTATAGGAGTTCTTGGGAAGTTGAGTTTATGAGATATTGTGATAGAAATCCTAATATTTTGGAATGGGGAAGTGAAGAATTTTTCATTCCATATTATGATCCAACTACTAGAAAAATCAGAAGATATTTTCCAGATTTTTTTATTAAAGTTCAGGAAAGTAATGGCAATACAAAAAGATATCTTATAGAAATTAAACCAAAACGTCAAACAAAACCTCCAGTTCCAGGAAATAAAAAGAAAAAGACTTTGATTAATGAGGCAATCACATACGAAAAAAATTGCGCTAAGTGGAAAGCAGCAAAAGAATGGTGTGAAGACAGAATGATAGAATTTAAAATAATAACAGAAGATGATTTGAATTTATAGTGATAAATATTCTTATAAATATCTTCCGATCTAATGCGTAAAAAAGAAATAAAGTATATTAGTAAGAGGAATTTTTAATGGCAGATCCAGATAGAAGGACTAGACCTATAGCTTTACCTATAGGACCAAATGGGTCTTCAGTTAATGGAACTCTTTTAATAAACAAAAATGGAGATGCAGAGTGGTTTCAAGGTGTTGGATTGGGGCAACAACAAAAACCAACATTTACATCAGAGAGATCAGAAGGATATAAGTGGAAAACTTCAGGAAATTGCGTTCCTGGAGTTACCTGTCCAACAAGAGATCAAAACACAAGATTTTATTCCAATACGATATCGATTACAAATTTAAATAATGCAAGATTGGAAACATTTAGATCTTCAACTGGATTTAATTCTCCTGATTTAGCTAAACAGATAGATGTTCCTGGATCAAATACTGCCCAAAATCCAGACGATGCCGCTATTCCAACTCCACCAGGAGATACACCACTTCCACCAATAGAAAGTTTAACACCAGATCTAGGAGAGGTTCCAGTTCCAAAAGATGATCCAGCTTATAGTGATACCGAAAAAGCGAAAAAGGGTGGTGGAAATATCGCAATTGTATATCCAGTAGGAATGAGAGATGAGCAAGATAGAATTGTTTTTGAACGATGGACATACAATCCAAAAAAATTAAGCAATGATACAGAACCTTGGCCATACACTGGAACTCTTTTGAGCACAATT